GGGGGGGGTTCGAGCCGCTGGCGTGGCGGTTCTGTTGCTTTTGTGCTTCGGTCTAGGGCTGCTGCGGCCCTCTTCGAGTTACGCAAACGAGGTCGATAACCTCACTTCGTATACATCGTGGAATGTCAGATGGTTGTCCAGGCTGTTCAAATGGCCGCGAGGTCTAGCCCTTTGGCCGAGAGCGTGCGCATGAAGGCCAGCCGTTTGTCAGGGTCCAACCTCATGACCATTTCAACGCCGCGCAGCTTGGGCTTGATGGCTTTGACCACTGGAGCCGGTTGCGGTGGCGGTGCCGGTGGCAGCTGGCAATAGATGCCGTGCGGGTAGTCGCGGGCAATGACTTGATCCGTGTCATAGCACTTGTACAGGTCATGGGCCTTGTAGTACTCGGTTTCTGAGAGCATCGAATTTTGCCCGTAGCCGTAGCGCACAGCGGCCATGTGAATCTTTGGCAGCTTGCCATTGTGCTTGCCGAGGGAAACCACCTCAAGGAAACGGCCAACGACCGGCATGCGCATGCGGTCCATGCGACGGCAGATAACGTGATACTCCAGCAGATCATCACGGATTTGCTTGTCGATGGACCCAGCACCTTGCGACATGAGGATGACATTCCAATGCAGCTTGCGAGCGTGACGGAGCCAAGCAATAACCCCTGCCCTTTCCCCCTGCCCCCAGTCCCTTGCATTGAGCCAGACCGCGGCCTCATCCAGCACCAGCCAACCGAAGGTTTCTTCTTCCTTGGAGTCACTGCCAACGCCAATGGCTTCAAGTGCTGCGACAGTTGGATAGTCAGGGATTCTGTAAATCGGTGCTTTGGCCTTGGGCAGATGCTCTAAAAAAAGGTCCATGTTCGTGGCAATAGGAAGGCCTTTCTCCATGGCTTCCCTGATGCGCTTCATTGACCAAAGGGACTTACCCGCCCCGAGCTTTCCAGTGGGAATGTAAACGGGCATGTCAGGCCTGTGTGAACAACTGGAGGTTGTACTTATTCCAGCGGTAGACCGCCGCCGTGGCATCAGCAGCCAAGCAAGCAGACACCACCGCCGGGGCATTGTCTGGAATCGCCAGCCACATGCCCAACGATATGTATTGACCCCCCGGCATGGCAGGAATCAAGCCATTAATTGCCATAGCCATTGCCCCCAAAAACGTGCCGGTCAGGAGCGCAAAGGTCGAGACAGCCGCAAGGCCGAACCCTGCTTTTTTCCCAAGGTACTTCACTAGAAACTCTGAAAGCCCAGAGAACAGGCTTAGCAACAATCCGCCAAGAAGTGGCATTTCTTATCTCCAAAAGTGAATACTGTTTTTCATGGCACGAACAAGTAAGCAGTTATCGCATGGGCTTGCCGTGGACGTTTGATCTAGGTTCGACCGCTCCCAATCGGGTGCACATCGCTTTATGCAATGGGTGGCCCTATCCCGCGAGAACATAAGGGTGCGCATAGGCTTTTTCCCGCGATCAAGCAGCACCGACCGCATTAGATGCGGTTCGCCATATGTAGACCGCGCCGAGCACGCCAATGAACCACGCCTCCAACTGGCGGAACAGGTTGATGTACGGGAAAGAGCACATGTTCACTGTCAACTGGCGACCCTTCCAACTCCACGTAATGGGCGAGCAGGTGCCGGTGGGAAACGCGAAAGACCATTCTTTACCGCCGAGGTTTTGCACGTTGGTGGTGTCTTTGATCTTCTGTTCCATGGAGGTTGCCGCCGCGTCAAGGTCGCTGTTCGCCTTGGTGTAGTCGCCTGTTTTGGCCGTGCCCGTTTCGTCCACCTTCACGCGGCAGATTGCTTGACCTGGAGCACCACACGGTTCACCGGGTTCTGGTGTCGTGCCGTCGCCTGGAGTGCCACCACCAACAGGGTATTTCCCGGAGGCAGTACCTTCGGCAGCTTCGCCGGGTCCGCCATCATTCCCGCCATCGCCATTACCCGGGGTACGCCCTGCCCCATCGGAGCCGGAGCCTGTGCCTGTTTCAGGCTTGGGGCCTGCTGACGGGTTGCCCGGCTGGACGTTGGGCGCACCGGGAGGCTTGTCGTAGGCCTGCATGGGGGTGTTCGGCTCTTGGAGGCAAACGGATTTGCCGTTGACGATGCCCTGCCCACCGGGGCAGGACGGCTCTGCGGTGTTCGGGTCTGCATCGGCATCGGTTGGCGACCCCGCAGGCATGGTGCCTGTCACTCCCATCGTGAAGTCGCAGGAGACACGGAACATGCCATTTGCAGCCGGTTCGGTGGACATGTAGCAACCAGTGACGCCGGACAGCACGCCCGTGCACTTGCCGTCGTTCATGTCGCCGGTTGGCGGTGCTTTCTGGTCGAAGAGGTCGGCGGTGGTTTCACCATTGAAGCCGGACGCAGCCCAGCCCATGGTGCGGTTCACAGTCTTGGTTGCACCTAGCGGGCACTCGGTTGGCGGTGGCGGAGGGGCACACTCTACGGGACTTGCACCGATCACGCCGTTTGTATTTGCTATCTGAGGCGATCGAGGAACACAAGCGTATGCGGATGTACCGTCCGGCTTGGTGCCATTGACGGCCCAGTCAACGTAATTGCGAGTAACGCGAGCGGCAAAGGTTGTCGTGGTGTTCGACACAATACTGATGGACGTTGACAGCCCTGTTTTGCCGGTTGCGCACTCAGTAGCAGGGTAAAGCGCTTGCGCCTTGATTTGCCAGTCAGACACCGCATTTGAAGGCGAATCACCAACGCCGGGAGCGGTGCCATAGGCATTAGACGCTTGGTATCTGATACACGTTTGCGAAAAAGCGAAGGACGAAGAAAGAGCCATGCACAGGCCCACGAAGTAACGCATGGACATTGCATGGCCCCCTTTTTGAGTTGGACCGGATTAGGTCTTGCTGCCCTTGCGGATGAACGAGGCCAGCAGGTTGAAGCCGATGGACAGCGGCTTGATGATGAGCATGACGCCCGCACCGATGGCGGCAGCGGCAGCGGCATCGGTGCCGATTTCGGTTGCGATGGCAGCGCCGCCAGCAGGCAGAGCAGCGAACGAAGCGACAGAGCCGAGGGCCAGAGCGGCGACGACAGCGGTTTTCAGGTTGCGGTTTTTCATGATTTCACTTTCAGAGCAGGGATGGAGGGTGTTTACAAGGGCGCTGCTCATTCCGCCGATGATGCTTTTTCTAGGACTTGCTCGAAGTGCCGGTAAAGCATTCCGAGACACAAACCGCCGAGCCATGCCAAAGAGCAATAGCCAGCCATTTCTACATATTCAGGAACTGTCATCGGAGCCTCCCACCGACATAGCCAAGGGCAAAACAGACGACGACAAGCGCATAAAAAACAGCGTCAATTGCCACGGTATGCCCCAATGTTTTTGCGCCACTGGACCCCGGTCGAATCATCGGGATAGGTGGGCTGTTGGAAGGCTGCGCAGGCCGACAGGGCCAGGACAACAAGGAAGAGGAAACAGGACTTCATTTCTTGATCCACGAGTAAGGGCCAGCGGCCTCTATTTCACGCGGGTGAGAGTGCAGACGCACAAGGCGCGTGCCTTCACGACTGATGGTGCATAGACCCCACTCGGAAGGGAACCATTCGCCAGTGCTGCCAATAATCCAGCCGCCGCCAACTGATCGACGGGAGGGGCAGTTGACGGACGAATTAGCCTGAACAAAAGCAGGCCAATTGATCCAGCGCCGACAAGCTGAACCAGCAGAACCAAGACCGCCGACGCCATAGATACGTGCTCCTTTGGGGAAGGCCCCCGCGTTGTCGAATTTGCTTGCGTACTTCATGACGTAGCGCACAGCAGCCTTTGCCTTGACCACGTTGGTGAGCCCATGGGGCCACCACCCGCGGGTATCGAACTCAAGATCCGATTGCCTGCACTGGACAGGGAGCCACACGACGCAGTGATAGTGGGGTGCTGATTGCCCAATCTGATCGCCGCTTTTTCTGGTCTGGGTTTCCATCACCCAGACATACCGCAGGGAAAGGCCATACGTGCGTTTGAGCCACTTTCGAAGATGGCCGAGGGCATCCCTCATGTGTGAGGGCTTCCAGTCCTCTACGCGGGCATAGGTGAATGTGAGCATCCATGCAGTGCCTGCACCTTGCGAATGCCACTTCGCGGCCACGCCGAGGTTCTTACGAAGCCGGGTGCAGCGGGCTTGCACTCTATCGACGGTGATGCTCTGCGCACCACCGTATGGAAGGACGAAAGGACGCGTTTCCGCGTTGTTGATACTGGGGACAAGCCCAGCAGCCGCACGGCCCCCGGCGCCCCGCTGCGCGGAGCGGCCGGAGGCCGGGGCGGACTGCTGCCCATTCATTGCACGCCCCCGAGGGCTTCGAGTTCGGCCAGCATGAGCAATTCAGCCGCGAACAGCTCAGACGCGCGAGCCTGCTGATACAGGCGGTGGGCCGTGGCTTTCCAGCCCTGCACGTCGTAGGTCTGGGCGAGGCTGAACGCACGGTCTGCATCGCGTTGGTGCTTTGACACCAGAGGCAGAATTTCCGGGCCTTGAGGCTCGAACATGGCAAGCTGTTCGCCCATCAGATGCCCCAGCCGCCAATGGGTTGACCATTGACGAACAACTGGCAGTCAATGGCGAGGCCATCGGCGGCAGCGGTAACGTGAAGCTCGACACTCTCAGCAGCTTCGCACTCCAGCATGGCGAGGCGTGCAGCCCGGGCGAGGTTGCCCATAAGCTCCAGCCTGACCAGCGTCGGGTCGGTCGGAATTTCAAGGGGGGACATGGAGGCCCCCGGATCAGACGGCTTGCGTGGGGCGTGCCGCAACGGCGGGCTTCAAGGCGACGAGCACAGGCTCAAGCGCCAATTTGCCGTTGCGATCCACGTAGACACTGGCGGGGGCCAACTGGTAATCTCCCACCGGGTGGAACAGCGCCGCGCCGTCCGTGTCCCGGGGCAGAATGATTTCGACTTTCTGAGGGTACGGAGCGGCAACGCCGTCTTTCCCGATGGTGTGGAACCATGCCTCCTGAAAAGCCATGTCGTAGGGCTTGCCGGTGGTCTTGGAGTTGCCGCGCATGTTGCGGACGGTGGTCGAAGCGATGGTGATGCGGATCATGTTGTAGCCCTTTGGTTTGCTTCACACGCCGTGAAGTAAGGGCACGATACTTAACGTGGAGCTAGGTATGGAATACGGACAAACCCTAATTGACAAAGCGGGCCATGTGTGCGGGAGCTTTTACAAGCTCAGCAGAGAGACAGGTTTTCCGCAATCCACGATCAGCGACATAAGGGCGGGAAAGCGCGCCCTACCTCTGGAGTGGGTGCCAGTGTTGGCAGAGATTGCCGGCGTCGATGCCCGGGACGCATTGGCTATGGCGATGGCTGAACGACTACCCGAAGGGAGCCGAGCGCGGGCAATATTGGGGGGGGTTCGAGCCGCTGGCGTGGCGGTTCTGTTGCTTTTGTGCTTCGGTCTAGGGCTGCTGCGGCCCTCTTCGAGTTACGCAAACGAGGTCGATAACCTCACTTCGTATACATCGTGG